TTGAACTATTGCAAGACCAGGTTGTAATTGGTATGCCATATTTATTATTACGTGAGAATATTTATAAAACTAAGCTGGAGCAATTCCGTGCCCCCTATGAGAAACTCGGCTATCACCGGCAGGATCAAGGCCCGCAAAAGCCTCCAATTGAACACCCCTGGCGTTTGGGTTGCACAACTCTGGGTGAGTTCTGCAAGTAGGGGCATTCTTAGAACCATAGCACCACTCCGCGAAAGCGGTCTGATCGCCTGGAATCTTAGAGACCGGGGCAGTCACGAACTGACGAGCAGCCGCGGCGCGCTGCCTCTCTGGGAGAGCCGAACGAGATCTACCAGCGTCATATGGAATACGATCATCTAAATAGGACTTAACGAATGGCTTAACGGTTGGATAGTAACAGGCTTCAAGGCGGTTGGGTGCGTCTGTGTAATCCGTCATGAGCACGTTACCCATAGGGTTGTCCACAGTTGGCATCTGACACCCTCGCTCATCACCACTCGCACTGAAACCATACCCCTCCTTTACCATCTTAGCCTTGTACATAACATAAAGAACACCCAAAATAGTGCTGCCAAGGACAAAGATCCTTGGATCGCGACGGGTAAGATAAATAATGCAGCATGCATAAATTACAAAACGAGAAGAGGCGTTAATTCGGTCTTCTGGAGTTTGTTCATTGTTTGGCCAGAATTGTAAAACCTTGTCAGATCTAAAGAGTTGTTGAGGATCGTCAAACCAAGCCTTCATTTAATATACCTTGAGGTTTATTTTTTACCCATACCGCCAAGCATACTACCCATCATCTGCATGAGAGCATCCTGGTCAAGCTCACCACCGTCGGTCTGCATCTTGTCCGCAACACCCTTGGCGATATTCTCGATCTGAGTGAGAGTATCGGCTGGAATAGCGTTGATAGTAGTACCAAGCATATATAGGGTCTGAAGGTACTGCCAGGTTGCGGCTTGTGTGTTAGCGGACATACGAGTCCAATAACTCTTGATGTTGAGATCCTTTAGGAAGTCAATCTTCTCAATCTCCTCAAGAAGGAAAGACTCATCCTTGGCGGAAATCTTATCCGCGTAAGGAGTCACACCCTTCATGAAACCATCAACAACGAGACGGGGGTTGGACTGCTTAATCACCTCAAACGAAGCAGTCATCTTCTTGATACCTTTTTCCTCTGGAAAAGTCTTGTGCAATTCCACAAGAAATTGGGAGAGCATGTCATTAAACGCAGTGACGGATGCCATTTTCTTATAATATACGCGTAATCTTTAAGTTTAAAAAGGTTCACTAGAAATTGCCTCACGTTGTCCAATACCATTAGACACGATGAAGAACACGAGAATAGCATTAAGGGCGGCTGGCTTGGTGTACTTGTTAAGTTCCAACTTACCCTCATTGTTGAGTTGAGCCTTGACGTGAATGTAACCAGCGGTGATAGCCGCGGCTATGAGCGCAGCACTCATTGGATCTCTGAGATAGTCGGATAACTCCATTTAATTATACGCAGTTTTTTTTACACGATGATCTGGTGCGTCACCAAAGAGAACACCGTCATCTTCCTCCGCGGCCTGAGGTGGAGGAGCCCCAAAGGTGGGTTCAGATTCAGCCATGGGCTCTGGCTCCATCTCTGGCTCTGGAGCCTGAACGCCTGGAACAGTCTTAAACTCATTCTCTAGACCAGTAGGTTGAACCTGTTCCTCCGCACCCATCATGGGTTCATTTTCGGGAAGAGGCTCGGATTCTGGAAGAGGCTCTGGCTCTTGGGTCTCACCGTCACCGGGGCCATCAAACACATCTGGATCCTCAGTATCTTGAATCTCGCCATCAAGATCAATGTCACGAGTCTCTTGGGACATGTAGGTCTGAAGAATCTGCTGAACTGGGATGAGCTCCTTCACAGTGGACTCAATGCAGAGAGAAATACGCTGAGTGAGTTGTTCATCCCTCACATACTCACTCTGTTCCTCATGGAAAATGTAAGGATCCTTGTAAAGGTCCTTGGCAACATTGTTGTAGCAAGTTTGGATGAAAACCTCGTTAGTGGGGAGCTTGAGACTGATCTTCTTATTGTCTGCCTTTAGGCGAACAGCAGAGAGAATCTTCGTGCACGCGACAAAGACGGCGGCTAGGAGGTCATTGAACCACGCACAACGGTCCGCGATGTTGCTGGTGTGCTGAGCGGACATCTGGTTGGACCAGTTTGGAACCTCCTTGAGAAGCTTCTGAAACATAATGAGAGTCTTCCTACCCTTGGAAAGCTTCGTCGCTTCGTCGTACATATCCTGAAACACTTCAATCATAACTGGACACATGATGAGACAAAGTTGGCCTAGGTATTCCTTCTTCGCCTCAACGAGTACATTTAAGTTATCCATTTATCATTGAGTGTGTTTTTATTACCAGACTTCCTACGCACTTCTCCTGTACTTATCGGCCATCTTCTTCAAGTTTATCAAGTCTGGAAATTCTGGTTCTTCGGTTTCGTTGTTCTTATCTTTGATCTTTTTGGGTACCACCCACGACACATATATATCATAGTCACTTATGAGTCTCACATCAAATCCACCTAATTTGAATTGCCGCGCAACATATCTAGCCGCTGCAGATCTATCAAACGTCGGACAACCGATGACAAACGTTGGTACTGTCAAAAACACCTGTTTGTGACCAAGTTCAACACACTGTTTTATTTTGCGAGAAAACTGTTCGTATATTCGTTTATAGATTTCTTTCTTGATTTGTTTTCTCTTATCATCAATCCTTGTCACGTCATTGATGCTGAGCATTATAATTACTGTAATTTATTTTTAGCCATTTCTAACTCACCTAAGGTAGGTGTAGCCTTCTCCTTCACGAGTTCGTAGTTTACAAATTCCTTACCCGAAGCACCATCCACAAAGGGAGCAATCTGGGTGGCAGACTCGGCTTCAAGTGGCTGTGTACGGAGAGAGACCAACTTGACATTTCCATTCATGACCTCAAAGTAAGCCGCAACAGTGAAACCAAAGGAGAATCCGTTGTTCTTCACAGTCATGAAGACGCACTCGTAGATCTCTTTGTCTTCACCCACATACTTCTGAACGTTGATAGTCTCAATGATATATGTGCAGAGACCAGTGCGCTTAGTGATTTCTTTGTTGGTTTGGAGAACAAATTCTTGCATCATGTCATTATCAACATTGGCTTCCGCCTGGCTATACCCAGAGAGGTTGGGCTTAGTGTCATCTAGACGAATACGACCGACAGGTTTGGTGTGCCCTGAAAATCCAAAGATTTCCGTGAATGGCTCACGCCGAACCGTGAGTAGCAGGACAATGGCAACAAGAACGATCGTCAAAGACCAGTTCATCATCTTTACTACTATGCGTTAATTTTTTTTTACAAAATACCCTTATACATATTAGATGTCTCTACTGATATATAGCCCAAGATGCAAACACTCCATGGAAGTTATTGACTATATCAACAGACAGCCACAATTGAAACAACTTGTGCACTATCACAACATAAACACTCAGGGTATTCCACCTGCGTACAGAAATAAGATCACGAGGGTTCCCACCATGCTCACCAAGAATGGCAAAGTCCTCGTCGGTAGTGAAATCAAAAACTGGTTGGACTCCCTTCTTCCTAACAAGGAGATCACAAACTGGGGTTTTAATGGAGCCTGTTCCATGACAACCCTGGACAGTGAAGAGAATGAGTCTGAGATGTTTTCCCTGGACTCTTACGGTCAGTCTCTACAGCCAGCCATGACACGAGAGCTAGAGGAAAAGATTAGTAGGGATGTGAGTAAGGGTGTCGCCTATTCCGATCAAGCGATTTAAAGATATAACGCGGGATATCTAGTAATATGAAACTTGTGACAATTCAAGCTTCTGCCATCAAATCAACATTTGAGGTACTCAAGGACATTCTCAATGATGTGAATATCTACTTTCGTCCACAGGGTATGTACATCGTCACATTGGATACAGCCAGAACATCCCTCATTGATATGTTCCTAGCCGCTGACAACTTTGAAGAGTATCACTGTGATCAAGATGAAATCATCGCTGGAATTAACATTTCAAACACTTTCAAACTTTTAAAGACAATTACAAATAATGATGTTCTCAAGATTGAAATTAATTCCAAAGAATACATGGACATTGAAATCACGAGTGAGTCCAAGAAGACGAGTACAAAGTTTCAACTCAAACTTCTAGACATCAATGAGAGTCGTATTGAAGTTCCAGATGTTACTATGACCAGTAATACAATTCTTCCTTCTGCTGACTTTCAGAGATTATGTCGGGACATGTCAAACATTGGGGCTGAAATTGAAATCACAAGGGTTGACAAAGAACTCCGACTTCGTTGTGAGGGTGACTTTGCAAACCAAGAGACTTGCATTGAATGTCCCGAAGATAGTCCCGAAATTAGGGGTCTCTACAGTCTCAAGTACCTGAATATCTTTACAAAGGCGACGAGTATGTGTGCGTCTGTGCAAATCATGCAGGAAGAGGGTAACAGGTTTCTAATTCTAAAATATAACGTGGCAAACTTGGGTGAGGTGAAGTTTTATCTCGCGACAAAAGTTTCCGACGACATGTAATTCAAAAAAAACTTTACGAAGAATTATCCTTGTTTGTAAAGTTTTAGGGGATGCGAAGATCATTCGTAGAATCCTGTGTAGTCAGAACAATTTTTTTCATACCTAGAGAATTTGTGAGCATAATCTTGGGAAAACGGGTTTCAAGGGTTTTTTGGGTGTAATACAAGAAGTCCTTAAGGGGTACATCCTGGCTGTGAAAGTCATTTCTAGGTCCAGCATAACGCTTAACCTTCTCCGTGATGTCAACTTGTGGTTTGTCATCGTGGTCAACAATCCATGCATGTCTGATGGGAATGCTAAACATCATATTGTCCTGTTCAGATTTACCAGGTACAAAGTTGATGTCTTGTGTGATAGCCTTATAGATCTTTCCATCGTAATAATACTTCACACGAAGAACGAGGTTGTTCACATTTTGTGGTACAATCGTGTTTCTGAAAGGTTTATTAGTTACATAACAATGGTACTCGTTTAAAACACCGTCCTTCCATGACTTGGATTCCTGCCCCCAAAAATCATCTTCAATCTTATATTTCATGTCATGATCAATCATGTACTCAAGCTCCTCTGATATGATACTATAGTCACTTGGTGTCGTTATCATTTTATAAAGATATATAAGGGTACTTAAAAGTTTGAACAACATTCTTAACTATAATGGAGGGCAACTTTTTAAGTAGGTACGAAAATAAAGTTGAACAGTGGACCCACCTCATAAATACGGACCCGGATAATAAGAAGAAGTATGAGACGGAGATGTCCGACTATATTATTCGGTGTATGCCATATATGAATCAATATGCTGACACAACTGAAGAAGAGACAAACACGGATAACATTTTCAACGTGAAAGAGACGGTTGGTCTAAAGAGGAAAGACATTTTCAACGATTATTTGATAGAAGTTGAAAAACAAAATATAGCCAAACCGAGTGAATATCATAGACTTGATGAATGTCCAACATGTTCCTATAGTAATATAATTCACATACACGATACGAGTGAATTGGTATGTGATGTGTGTGGTCTAGTGTTAGCGTCCCTCATAAGTGAAGAGTTGACATACAGAGAGGAGCAAGACACTTCGGAGAAGATTGTGAATTATAGTTACAAGAGGGAGAACCATTTCAATGAGTGGCTCTCACAATTTCAAGCACAAGAAATGACAACCATACCTCCAGAAGTGATGGACCAATTGAGGGCAGAACTCAAGAAGATGAAGATCAAAAAGTTGGATGAGATTACACATGCCAAAATTAGAGGTCTTCTCAAAAAGTTGAGACTTAATAAGTATTACGAACATGTACCTTACATCACGAACATTCTCAATGGTATTAAGGCTCCGAGTATGCCCCAAGAATTGGAGGAGCGGTTACGTCTGATGTTCAAAGATATCCAAAAGCCATTTGATCAAAATTGTCCATTGGACCGGAAAAACTTTTTGAGTTACTCTTATGTACTCTATAAGTTTTGTGAACTTTTGGAAGAGGATGAGTACCTACAATATTTCCCTCTCCTCAAATCAAAGACCAAGCTTTACGCACAAGATCAAATATGGAAGAAGATTTGTCACGATTTACGATGGGAGTTTATACCAACCATATGATTTAAAGATGTCACGGTCTTTATATACATATGAAGAAGGATCAAAAGTGTCCCAACTATGACATATGTTACAAGATGAAGAGTCAGGGTCTAAAGGTGTGTACCAGTTGTTTTTGGAGATTTAAGAATGAAGTACTGGAGTTTAAGGAACACACGGAATGTCCCACGTGTTCAGATGTAAAAAAGTGTGT